CTACCATTCCAGCCAATTTTCTATGTTTGGTCTGCTATTTATTTGTGTACGACTATCACGTTCTTCTAACCAGTTATAAAACGGTACTGGACGTTCTCTATTTGGTGTTTCTTCTATATATGATGATTTATCCGATTTATTACTCAAACGTTCTACAGCCTTACCATATGCCCCTACGAATACGGCTCTTAATGTACTAGCAATTGTTAATGTACCGTTCGTAATATCACGGAAAATGTTAGCTAAAACGTCTTTAGCGTTCACAAAATCACGTATATCTTTCATTTTTGTAGCCAGTATGCACTTATGTAGCTGGTTCTTTAAATCGTCACGTAATGGTAATGAGTGCATGAAATCGAATAACATCACTTGGTACTCGTTCATGTATTCCTTTTTCTTTTCAGCTTGCAAAGCTAATTCATTTTCAAGACTCATAATATTATTTGCATGTTTAGAACTTAAAAGATTAAAAGAGTTTAAAGATAGGTTTTCGAATTGTTGCTCTCTAACCTTACTCTCACAATGCTTTTCAACGTTTTCACGCTCGGACATTGACGCTGGGACATTGTAAGGCAAAATGATGTAAATGCTTGCTCCTTGTCCACCTTTGCTTTTTACAGTCGTTTCTTTCTTGATAATTCCTAGTGACTCTAATTTTGTAATAGCTCGATAAACCGTCTTCGTGCTGATCTCCAATGTTGCAGCAATAGTTGCCGCCTTTAAGTGACAGGCCCCTGGATGTTCCAAAGCATGACTAGCAAGCTTGAAAACGATGGCACGTTCTGATTCAGTCAAATCATAGTAGTGTGCTGCCATGTGATTTTCTACAGCCGTGTCCATATCTGCTATTGATTCAAATGTTTTGTATGTTCCTAAATATTCAAATGCCATCGTTTTCACCTCACTTTCTAATTCCGAACTTTAATGGATCCTGAAACTAAATATTGTTCGTCTTTTAAAGAGTTATTTAAAAACTCAATCGAGAGCACCAGCTGTGATGCTCCCTGTTCAGTTTTTAAATTTTTAAATCTGAAGCACGATAGTGGGATTCAATTCGTGCAGCTACTGGATCTGTAATTTCTACTTTTAACGAGTATCCTTTTTCCTCTAAGAGCTTTACTTCTGCTCCCTTTGATACCGCCCATTTTTCAATTTTTTTCAAAGCTGAATATGCACTTTTCAATTTACCTCCGACTGCATTCACTCCATGAATAATGAATACATAAGGCTCCGTTTTTGAAACTTCTACACGTTTCTCTATAGTTTCAAAGATTAAATTACTTACTTCTAATCCAGCTAAATTTTTCATTCCGCACCCAGCTCCTTTTTATCAGAAAACTTTTCTTCCACAACTGCCAAACCTTCGTTTATGATTCCTAGTAACATAGTTGCAAACTCGACAACATCCCTTGATTCGCCGTACTTGATTGTTCCTTTCAAATGACCTTTCACCGTTGATAATACAAGTGTTTGCTCTAATAAATATCTAGATCGTTCTTGCTCGAACTTAAAATAATTGTTCATTGGTTTCCCTCCTTGTTTTTACGATTAAACGTATTTCATTTTCGTTATATACATTTAAAATGTAAATAACATATCTTAATTACACAATAAACAATTAAAATATAAATTTCAATTACGAATTGTGTATCTGAGTTAAATATTATATAATTTAAGTACATGAAATACATTTAAAGGAGTGATTTCTTTGGCGAAAGAAATTAAATTACGTTTACGTGTTTTGCTTGCAGAAAAAGAGTGGGAACAAAAAGATTTAGTCGAAAGAACAAATTTAACAAACCGAGCAGTTAGTGATTTATACAACGACAAAACAAAAAGTTATACCAAAAACACTATCAACGAGTTGTTGAATGCATTTGATATAACTGATATGAATGAATTATTTAAAATCGTAGAAGTAGAAGATATTGATTAAAACAGATAACTAATTACAGTTGTCTGTTTTTTTATATGTACTATTGGCAAGATTTTCTATAGAATTAAATTACAAATAAGTAAGGAGTGCATGACATGGATACAATAGCAGAAACAATAAAATTTGCTGGCTTTGGCAAAAAGAAAGCAATGGCAAAACAAATTCAAATGTTTGACGATAGACTGACAGAACAAGGTGAAGCATTACTCGCTGTATGTGCATCTGTAAAAGGTACAAAACAGCTTTATGTCACTGACCAACGAATCTTATTACATGAAATCAAAGGGATCGTATCCAATGATGAAACGAGCATTCCTTTGTCTTCTATTAGTAGTATCAACATTTCTAATAAACTTGTTTATTCAAAAATTGAAATAGTATCTACTGGAAACATAGCTATCATTGACGATGTACCAGCGCATATTGCACTTGAAATTAAATCGGGTATCGAGAATCTAAAGATAATGACCAAGAATGCATCTGCACCTTCATCTAAAGAGGGAAAGGATATGTATGATATTGGTGATGAAATTCGTGAATTGAAGGATTTATTAGATGATGGGATTTTAACGCAAGAAGAATTTGACGCGAAGAAAAAGCAATTGTTAGGAATCTAGGTCACTCATTTGAGTGGCTTTTTTATTGAAATATTTTAGCATAATAGGAAAATAAATCATCAACATCTATTTACTTAAGTATGTAGTTATGCTATAATAAGAGTATAGAAAGGGGGTAAGAAAAATGGAGATTGAAAGAGTAGTTGCACTAACCGCGTTCATCAACTTAATAATCACACTGATTAACTTACAGATAGTGATTAAGAACAACAAAAAAGACACTACTTCAAAGAAGTAGCGCCCAACAAAAGTTTTTAAAAAGAAGGTTAAGGCTGACCCCCTTAGCCTTCTACCCTAACTATAGAACATTTTAAATTGAGATACAAACAAAAACATCAAGAAAGAAGGTGTGTCATATGATGATCTTAACTTCAATTCTCATAGTTGCAGCACTAGTAGTTATTGGTATAACAGTTGTTATAATGAGAAGAAAATAATAAATATTAGGTGGTATAATACAATGTCGAAAAACTACTCTTTCAATAGCAAAGAAGATTTTATTAAATTAGTTCAAACTGAAATCTTAACATCATCAGAAGTGTTGGAGGAATTGCAAATTTCTAGGCAATCATTAAATTCACTTGTAAAGCGTGGAAAGTTAGTTCCTATCAAAGAGTTACCAAGAGATAGAATGTTTTTACGTGAAGATGTGGAAGCTAGAAAAGAAGCAGCAAAAGAATTGCATGCTAAATACAGACCATATGACGAATAAACAAAAAAAGACCAGGTACTCACTTTCAATTGAGCGCCTGGTCTTTGCTATTCCTAACTACGCTGTGCAATGATAAGTTTCAAGCCTTCATAGTCACCTGTAGTCATTGTTCCATTGTCGAATTTATCTAGCCATGACTTATCAATCAGCTTTTTATCAACTGCTTGTTTAATGTGGTCACGTACTGCAGCTTTAGTTGTCTCGTTTGTAAATTGCATTTTATCATCATCCTTTTCTGTTGGTTTATCTAAGCCGTTTTTAATGTCTAGCTTGAATTGTTCTTCTGAAATTCCCATACTCTGCAAATACGAATACGGATCTACATGAGTAGTGCCTCCTAAATTATGTGTAATCCATCGATGTGATTTAATACCGTTGCCTGTTCCATCTAAAATAACAGGAATCCCAGCATCTTTTGCAAGCTTGCGTAACAACCAAATATAAGCCGCATAATCCTTCTTGAACTGTTCTTTGTCAGCTGTACGCGCTAATTCTACTTGTGCATAGCTAAGTGGATTGCCTTTAGGTCCACAACCGTACTGTACACGATTAACTGGTGCAATTTGAACAATGCGACCGCCACCACCTACCCAATGTGAGGTGAATGCCTTTGCTTTATTTCGATTCATATTTGTTATTTCATTTTCTAATGCATTTGGACCACAATTGTTCGGATTGCCTGACTCATGAGCAATAACATATTTAATAGCTTCCAAAGCATAGTTTGGCAATCCTGACATCAAACGTTTTTCGATAGCATAAGTCATTTCCTCACTTCCCCTCTCGACGCATTAAGCCTTTGAAAAACTCAATGAATGGATCCATACTCTTGTCATCATCCGTCAATTTAAAATGATTAAGAATTGAATTAATCTCGCTAAATAAATAGCCCATATACAATACATACAATGCGCTAATTCCTAATGGTGCTGGCATAAGAAGTGCTACAGGAATTGCATACACAAGTACGATAAACAACACTAATTTACGAGCAATACCAAAAATCGCTTTCGCACTACTAAACTTTACTTTTTTATTAAACTTAGCGTTGAGCCAACCAATTGTGAAATCAATCATGTTGGCACTTAAAATTAACGCTAAAATATAAATTAACTTTGAACTATCTGATTCCAAAAAACGTTGTAACCATTCAATCATACTCATTTTCCTCATCCTTCATTTTGGTTTTTTGTATAATAAAAGCCCTCCACAATCATCTGTGGAAGGCATAAAAAATAACGCTAGCTTATGCTGCGTTTACTTGTTTTCGTTATTGAGTAATGTTTTTACATCTTCACGCCATAATAATGGCACTTGGTCAATCGTTCTTAGTGTTAATTTGATTAAATCCCAATATAATTTAGCCATTATAAAACCTCCTTAGTTGCTATTAATTCTGCCAATTCCGCAATAGCTAATTGATTTTCTATTTTGTCTTGTTGCTGTGCCTCTGCTGATTCAGCCAATGCCAACATTAACGTTTTATTTTCTGCTTTTACAGCGTTTAGCTCTTTTTGCAAGTCTTTAATTAGTTGTTCTGGTGACATAGGCGGTAACTCTACGTCGAAATATTTGTAAAATAGTTCCTGGGTATCCGTGTTATAAAACAACTCGGCGCGTTTATCAGGGATATTTTCAGCTTGTGGCACTTCGTCCACTAGAATACCTAGTTTTAATTCTTCCTCTGTTAACAACTCTGGTGCGTGGTGGTATGAAGCAATACGCTTTACATTTGGCTCGTCTGTTTTTTCTAGAAATAAAAATACTTTTCCCATGTTTATATCTCCTTTAGTATTTAACTTTTAGTGTTCTTGAAAATACTGGTGGATTCATCAATAGATTGTAGACAGGTGCGACGAATGCATTTTCTGAAAAACCTAAACATTTTATTGGATAACCAACAGTGTAATTAGTCCTGAACACCTTTTGGGCTTCCAGACTGTAGGAAGTTCCGTTGTTAGTAGCCCTAAATAACACTATAAGAGTGTCAGTCGAGTAAGCAAAATACTCACCTTTCATTGCTAGACCTGTACCATCTTGAACTATCCCAGGTATGGAGTTTACTATAGCTAATGACGTCGAATAATGAGTTAAAACGCCTAATCTATGCAAGACTGACAAACCGCCGAGGTGGTTCGGTGCTATGCCTCCTAGCGAATAAGCTCCGAACGGTGACGTTTTGGCTATAAATTGATAAGCGAATGTAAACGCGTATATACAGTCAGTACTAGCTAGGTAAATAGTAGAACCTGCAGTCTGTATCCAAAGAGGCAATACATCGTTGAATTGCGCCCCAACGTTACTGCTCATTTCTATAAATTTACCATCTATACTGTATTTTGCGATTAAATATATAGTACCTATATAGCCGTACACTAGTACGAATGGCGTGCTGTTGAGATTGTATAGACAAATATCATTAACATAACTCATATTGTAAGACCCTATGGCTTTTTCGTAGCTTATACGCTGACCTGTCAATGCGTTTATTACTTCTAATCCACAACCGTAACCTATCACACCGTCGTAATCTTCATAGCCCATATAAAGTTTGTCGCCAACAACAACCACGCGACCTTTATACTGGTACGCCGAAGCCCTTTGGTAGACCAACTTACCTGTCAGTACTTCCCAACAATAAATCTTACTATCCCTAGTAGTTCCGTAATAAGAAAAGCCGTACTCGACTCCATTGATGGTTGCGACTTCTGATGTGGCAAAGAAGCCTCCGCCAGTTATTCTTTCGGCAACGTTAGTTTGTATATAGTCGCTATCGACTAATGACCGTGCCTTTATTGTCTCACCCACACCATAAGCAACTAAATTCCCTGTTTGTTCGCCTTCGTCATTTGTAAATGTGTAACCTTTTCGCACATGTTGCGGTTGTGCGTTACCAGACCCCCCATCACCCTGTAAGATAAAAGCCCCTTTATCCGCGCTATATCTAAGAGTTAATATAGACCCTGCAATTGCATTTTTTGCTTGTTTCATCTTGCTAGTATAAACGACTTTGTTGACGCCTGTACCTTTAATCTGAATTAAATATTCAGATGCACAACTGGCGTCGATAGTTAGAACCAATCCCATGTTATTTATATATCCAGTAGGTGCGGGGTTAAGTTCCACTATATACGTAACGCCAGTTAGCTTTGTGGTAGCAATAGCAGGATGCTTCACATAATCAACCTTATGCTCAGTAAGTTGTTGATCCGTATACTCTTTGGCATTTGTTTGAACATCACTTACCGTTTGTTTAAGCTCATTAATCGCCCCCGCCAACGTCTTATCATTTGTTTCTAAATCAGGAATCGAAGTTGCACCTTCTTGTAATTCACTGACTGCAGTGTCCAACACGTCCATGTTTTCGTTTAAGTCTGTTATTAAAACATTCTCAATTAAATCAGGCTTCTTTAAATTTAAATTTGGTGTATATTTCATTTGCTCACCCCATCCCATATTCTTATATCGTTCCAAGTTATTTTGCTTACATCTTCCCACGTGCGCTCACTTACAAAGCCCCAAGTGTTGAAAGTATATACATAGTTAAACTGCAAATGGGCTGGAACAATAATATCAATCGCTTGCATAAGACCACTCATATTATTTGGAATGCCCTTTGTACCAATAAATTTAATCTCATATACACCTGGCGTATCCGTTGAATTTACCTCAACATCTCCATTACTGTAAGCAGCTGCAACTAACTTAATTGTTTCTTTTGTTGTTTGGTCAAAGCTTGCTCGACTTCGTGAATTAATTTGCTCTCTGCGTTGGTCATAGCGTAATGAGCTATTTGGTTTAATACCAAGATCACGTTCGTAAATTGGCAAAGCTTCAATAGCTGTGTCCACAAAAAGGTTTCTATCCACTATTTCAAGCTGTTGTTCAGTGTTCCGGAACTCTTTATCCTCAGAACTTAAAATAGCCCTAAAAACAGTTGATTTGCGCTCATACAGCGGTAAATGTTTTACCATATCTGTTAAATAGTCTTTTGTGGAAACAACTATACTTGTAATCATTTCAGTTTGTGTTTGCATGATAATAGGCGACTGAACTACTTTGACACCTTGCGTTTGTAGCTCTGTTATGACTTCATTTTGTGAAGTGCCTGACGTTGCTACAGTTACGCCCTGTGCCTGCAGTTCTGTTTCGGTTATCATTAATGCTAATCTAAAACATTCCCATTGGTGCGCTGATAGCTCTCCCCAGGTAAAGACTGAAACTTGTCCCCATTCTGTTTGTGATAATGCGTGCATAGTTAATCACCTACTTCAATCGGACAATTAGATAGTTTTTAGGGATCTTGTATTGGCTGGACACATCGATGTTCTTTGTAAATTCTGCTTGCGATTTAAACAGCAAATTACCTCCTGTTTTTGCGTCAAAAATGCCGATGTGTGAAATATCTCCCCAGGACTCTGCAGCAATGGGGAATAAAATATCAGCGTTATTCGATGTTTGGCCATCTGTTGGTACTGTAAAGCCTGCAGATTGACGCGAGTAGCTTGCTGCATTCACCTCTGTGTCACCGTTAAACAACGCACCATATACTGTCGCTGTCCTTAAATTGTCAGTTAGAACCTTATCTTTTAAATAGACTGTCATGTGATTCATTCATTTACACCTCCCATAAGTGCCACCGCATCATCAGGAATAACAACATTTGCTGTGGAATCATTAATGAGTAGATCCTGATAATCTAAAACACCACTACTTTCGATAACAAGCGCCCCAATCTTTGCATAACTAACGAAAGAGGATTTGAAGGCTATTTCTTTTAATTGCGTAGTAATATTCTTTTTAATATTGTTTATAACAATTTCCTCAGTGTAGCCAGGCATTAATGTTAAGGAAACTTTTAAATTAAGCTTTAGTGCAACTGCAGACATTACAAGCAAATCCTCAACACCAAATGGCATTTCTACCTCAATGTGATCCCTCACATCTTCCACTAATTCATTCGGTGCAGGTAGTTTATTCGCATCGATCACAACCACTTTCATTGATAATGGGCCGTTGTAGCGTTTAAATATTTTTGCATCTCCTGTACCTGTAACCTCTAAGGCCCATTCACGGTAATGATATTCATTTCCTGATTTACCTGGACGTTGTAACTTATCGTAATACCGTTGGCGTAAATCATCATCTGTTTCCTCGTCATATCCATCCACAACAGAATCAGGGTTGTACACATTGATTAAGCCAGGAATTGACACAGGAAAGTTTTTGATTGTATTGGCTGGCACGTTTCCTATTTGGCCAAACTCGTTACACTGTATTCGAACATGTCCTAATCCACTTTCATTAAGTGTTGCTTCCTCAATTACGGAATATAAAATTGTATCTGTGCCAACTAATTCGCCAGTCTTAACAATTGTTCCAGCTGCACCCGATACAATGACAGTCGTTGTCGCTTGTGTGGCCAACTTTCGACTTTGCCCCGTTCGTTGATATACGGTACGTGTTAATTCATCACCTGTTAACTTTTCGACATCTAATTTATCTTGTACTTCTGCAATCTTCTTTTGCTGATTTGCAAACTCTACAGCTGCAGGTTTTGTTGCATCATAAATAAATTCGCCTTTTGCCTTGTCGTACTCGTCATTAATACCTAACATCATACGATCATGAATGAGTTTTTCATCTTCCACTTTAAGCAGCCACCTCCTTTAACTGTTCATCAATATCAAATGCCCCTTCTACAGTAACGACTCTAAATTTGATCCTCATCCATTTACCATCACGCTCAAATTGCCACTCCTGGACATCCTGAATGTGTGTATGTTCCATCAATGAAGCTGTTACTTCTCGTTTAATTTCTGCCTCGACAAATGCACGTGGCAAGCTAGAACCTATTAAATCAGCAATTGTGACACCATAAGGAATATCTTTATAAATCCTGAAACGAAAGCGCTCAGTCTTTAAAACTTTTAAGATCCATTGCTTCAATGTTTCAAGACCGTGAATTGCAACCATCTTTCCGTTACGTATCACAAAATCCCCTTTATCAAAGTCATATAAAAAAGACTTACCAAGTGGCGGCAAGTCTGTTTCAATGTCCTGTGTATTAAATTCAAGTTCTGCAATCTTAGGTAACATCAAACTTCACCGCCTTATCGATTACAAAATACTGTTGTTCATCAGCTGTCGGTATTAAAATAACTTCATCACCGTTAATTAAGCCTTTGGTAACAACTGTTTCGGTAAATATAAGTTGTTCATTGTCTAAATCAATCGTATCATTTAGCTGTATTAAAGCCACAGGTGGAGGCAAAATTACTTTTCCAGTTGTCATAGATTTTGAAGTGCTTGCATTTGTACCATCTTGGCCACCTTTAATTATCAGGGCCAGTTCAGTTATTGGATCCATTTACTTCACCTCAAAACTCGGTTTCATCGTGTGAATTCCTTTACTTATCGTGTGTAATACATCTTTGATCAAAAATGTACCCTTAATGCCTGTTACTGGCTCCTCTAATTTAAATAGTCGGCCAGCTCTAAAATTATCATCGCCCATTAATTCAACTTCGTTTTCCTCGATAATTTTGGAAAACTGCTTTAATTCATTTTCAGCAATCTGTTTAGCACTTTTCTTCTCATTCTGATCTAGATTAACTACTTTAGTAATTCGACCATATTTCTCAACCATTTTATTATCCGATTTTGTTAAAACAACTTTATCATTGTTGCCTACAACCTGAATTGTGTTGGCCATGTCCACGATGCTGCGTCTTTTAGATGGATTCATAATAGCTGAATGATTGTCGTACTTTGTACCACCTTCATAAAGTTGAAATGTACCTGTTACCACTACATTACTTCGCTTTTCAATGTATAGTTTGCCCTGGCGCATTTCCATTAAATATTTCACGCCTAACGATTTTTCTGCAGTCTCTAAAATGTCTTTAATAATATCACTTACTTTTTTATCGTTATAAATTTGTGATATTGGTTTAGGAATAGATGTGATCTTACCAATTGGAATATTGAAGTCTTTTGCCAGCTTCTTAATACAGGCGTCTGCAGATAGCTTTTTAAATTGATATACAGCTGTGGATTTATTTAGATAAAAGGCATAATCAAATCCAATGTATGCAATTGGAGCAGTCCCACTCTTTACCTCGTCCACAATAATAGCACGCGTGATTTCTTTTCCATTGTTAAGCAAAACAACCATATCGCCTATGTCGCACGGATTCACTGGAAAGTAATTTGTATCATTGAAAGCAATGCTAAAATTAAGTTCATCCCCTAATTCCGCCATGTTACTACGCCAGGTTAAAGTGCCTATCATTGGTGTTATATTCGTCTTGGTACCACCCTTAATCAACCATAATTCATGAGCCATCATTTCACCTTCTTCTTATCAAGATTAATAAACTTAAATTCCGATAGACTGAGACTGTAATAAATATCACCCGAACCATCTTGTGGTCCATAATCAAAGTTTTCGATAGTCATTGCTAAATTAATTGGTGTATTTGTGATAATTAAACGAATAGGGACTCTCTTACCAATCCAAGATTCAATGATTTCAACGTATTCCCAACCTTTATAGGCTCGATTTCGAGAAAAGGGATAATGTTTTGAAGGAAAAAAGCTTTCAATCGTTAGCGACTTCAATCCCCTACGGCCAATTACTTTAATATCACCCTGGTTAATGGTTGTGAATGTTTCATTATTCATCGGGCTAGCTATTTTAAATTCAGATGGCACAATAGGAAGTTGAATAATTTGTTTGCGGTTATTGATACTTAAAAATATATCCATTTTTTTCAACCTCCCTACATATTGGCCAATCTTAATTTTAATAATGGCACCACTTCATTTACCACTTCCATTGCCGTTACACCTTTTGCATTTATATTTTCAATAACAAGTGAAATACCACCATTATTCGAAGGTGTTGCTTGTGATGTATTGCCCGATGGTGCAGGCTTTGCCACTGCAACAGATTTCGGTTGAATCATTTGATCGATGTTATCAATCGTCCCTCCTGCAGCACGGATACGAGCCGCTTGGCGTGCTGGAATTATCATTTCATCTTTATGAATATTAGCAGTCATATCACTCGCAACTTGGTTAGTCCCTACATCAAACGATGGTAAAAAGCTTGCTACTTTCGATGCCGCCCCACTTAGTGTACCGCCAATTGACGACACCCAATCAGGTAACTTAAAACTAGTAATTGCATCTTTAAAACTAACAAACTTTTCGTATAAGCCCTGGAAAAATCCGGTTACAGGTTGGATTTTAGACATCCCCCAGTCATAAATACCACCGAATACCTCCGTCACTTTACCCCACAACTCGCCTGCTTTCTCTTTAACTACATCCCAGTTACGATATAACGCGACACCTGCCGCAACTACTGCAGCAATACCAACAACTACCCAAGTGAGCGGACTGGCTAGCATAGCTGTATTCATAGCCCATTGACCTGCAGTAGCAAGACCCATAGCTGTTTTAAAACTACTAATCATTGACGTTACTGTTGTGACAACTTTCAAAGCCCCCATTCCTGCAGCTACAACGGCTACCGCTGTACTCACACCAATAAGAGTTTCTTTAATTGGCCCCCAATTTTCTCTCACCGTATTACCAAATTCAAAAGCTTTTTCAACAACGCCCTGAATTGCTGGTACAAGTTCATCAGCTTTATCCGCAACACCTTGTAAAAACTCCTGCGCTCCTGCTCCGTTTACAACGTCAGCTATTCCTACCTGCAGTTCACGCCAAGACGAAACTAGCCTATTTTTAAGGCTCCCTTCCACTTTGGCTGATGCGGAATCCGTAGCTCCTTCAAAATCCGACATAGCTTCTTTTGAACCAAGCATTGCATACATAGCCCCTGCCTCGAGGTCTTCCCATTTTGTACCGAAAAGTGATACAGCTAATTGGTTGGCAGTAACCTGGTCATCCATACCTTTCAACTCGCTTGTTACAGCACTTGCAACCTCAGCGACAGTTGCTTCACCCCTATTGAATGATTCCCAAAGATCAAATGTTGATTTACTCATGGCTGAGAATGTTTCATCTGTTGATTTCGAGCCATCTTTAACCCTGATCTGAAACTCTTTCATGACATCATTCACGTAATCTAAATTGTAAACGCCAGCTTTTGAGCCTCTTTCCATGATGCCGAAATATTCTTCCGCGCTATACCCCATATTGCCAAACAAAGATGAATACTCGGCAACATTGTCAAACATCTCATTACTAAAGTTCAAACCACGTTGGCCACCTGCTGTAAAAAGGTCAAACGCCTTTTCTGACGTGATACCGAAAGCTTCCATCATGTTGTTCGCGCCACGTGTGACTTCGTTTACGTCAGAATCAAATGTTTTTGCTAATAACATCGAATTTGAAGTAACTTTACTAATTTCCCCATTATCGATATTACTCATATTTTGTTTGACGCGAGCCAATGCATTTGTTACTTCATCGATGTTTTCTCCGTACCCTTTGCTAAATACTTCTTTTGCTGCACTACCGTATACTTCCATTTGCTCGGCTGTTGCACCAGTTTGGGCTTGCAACGTAGCAAAAGCACTATCCATATCAAAAATGGATTTTGCAACGCCTGCACCTAATGCCGCAACTCCGGCAGCACCTACTGCTCCGACACCCATCGCTACCGTTTTAAATGCCTTGGTAGCACCTTGCCCGAATCGTTGTATCTGATTTCCTACCCTGGTAACACCTCGGCCGAAATCATCTGATCGTTCACTCGCTCGTTTTAAATTGCTAGAAAAATCACGATCTTTCAACGATAAGACTGCAGATATAACCCTTTTTCCCACTTCCTCACCGCCTTTAGCAAAAGAAAAAAGCTAGAACGGTATTGTTGCAATCGCTCCAGCTTTCATACGTTTATCTCTTTCTTCCAACTCTTTATCCAAACTTGCAGTCATGAACAACTTTTCGTCATACTGCAAGTTCAACAGATAATCGAGTGTGTGACCTTTTTGTATATAGTGATGAAGAAAATAAAAATCATCATCACTATCAATTAGTTTTTTATAGCCTTAACCCCGCCTTTTTTATACCCTGCTAATTCAAATGCTATACCTGATAATTGTTCAATTTCACCAGGATCAAATATTTTCACCACAATGTCGGTTGGTAATGTAACACCATATGCTTTCTGTAATTCTGCATCTTTTAAATTTGGTTCAACCATCGTGTTATACACCATGTACGTATCTGCGTCTGTATCATTATTTTCATCGCGAGCCATTTTCATAGTATCTACGCAAAGAGATTTTTCAGGTTTACGTAAAACTACATCAACGCCTAAACGCTCTACAAGTACTTCCTCAGTAACATCATCCTTCACTTGGTACTTTTCTTTTTCCTTAATTAAATCTGTTACTGATAATCGTTTGATTGTTTTTTTAGACATTTATATTTCCTCCGATATATTTATTTAGGCACTAATTAAATCGATTAGATCGTAATCCGCAAAGGCAAATGGTAATTCTTCCGTTCCGACTGTTTTTTGTGCAAATTGCATTAACATGAATTCACTGAAAGTTACTTCTTTAATGGCCATACGTTCAGAACCGAAAGCGTCAGGATCAGCAAGCTTACCTACGATATTTACCTCGGGTACCTTACCCTTTTTAACATCGGCTGCTAATAACTTCGCACCTCGGCTATACACCTTTTTCACTTTTAAAGAACCTTCACCTGTCCAACCTGTCATTTTTTTATGAGTGGCTGGATCTTCTGCCATATTTACATCTTCGTAATCAATAGAAACTTTAGCTTCAAATTCCTCAACATCTAGCCATTTTTCATTGTTTACCCACACGCTACCATATGTGCCATTAATAACGCGATTAGACTTAAACTTTTCCATGTGTTCCCCTCCTTAAATTGTAATATCTAAATCTAAATCCTCCATCGCATCAACAATTTTGACCTTTCCGGCTAAAAATACATTGCGCTTAAAAGTTCTTTCTTTGACTTTTTGATCGTCCCAATCGGATGTATCGACACCTATTTTCTCCCATGCAGCACGCTGTTTTTTCACATTTACTTCTGCTAAGTTATCAAATTTAGGATCTAGTATTTCTTGCCCCCCTAACCCTGCATAATAAACATTTACAGACTGTATAAATAGAACCTGGTTATCGTAGCTATTGATTAATTTACCGACATAATATTTATCAAAGGTTGTACGAATATCATCTTTAATCAGGTCTTGCACTTCCATGATTCGAATTGATTTAAAGTCTTCCGTTTTTACCCCTATAAGTGTCGTTAAACTATTTACACCTCGTCCAATTTTAATAACCTCACTATCATTGATAAGAATAAGTTCACCATTATCAACAGCTTCGTCAGGATCTTCTATTTCTGTAATAGCATCGATTTCGTTCAACTCGTAATAAGTAGATGATCGAGTAAATGGCAACCCCGCTAAAATGCCTGCAATACGACATGTGTATTCAGCTGTCGTGTACTCTTTTTCACCCACTCTAATTCCGCCTGTTGTGAAGTTAATAATCCCTTCATGATCCGCCTTACAGTTAGGTAGTACAGCTTTAACAGTCTTTTTCTGGCCACGTTTGGATTTGATCCAAGAAGCTGTGGTTATTGTTTCCTTATCTCCAATACTTGGTATAGCCAAGTAATTAAAGCGTTTATTATTTAACCGTATCAATGCATCAGTGTAATCGGCTGCAGTTGATGGCAAACGTTCAATAATTACTTTGCCAGGTGTACCCTTAAACGTTAATTGAATATAATCTAAGTTTGTTGGAGACCATCCATCTGTTGGCACATCCTCAATGTTTTTATAAATCACTGTATCAGCTGTTTGCACATCATCTTTTAAAATTAAAGCTACAATTCCTAGCTGACTACGTTTGATAACATTCTCAGCTTTACCTATAAACTCAATATTAATTTGCGGTAGGCCCATTATTTAATCCCCTTCCTCATCATCCAATTCGCCCATAAGCTCAATTGGATGTTTTTCATACCAATCTTTACCGTTGTTAATTTCATCCTCGATGTTGATTCCTGACTCACGTCCATCAAAGAATTGAAGATCAAATTCAAACTGCAGCACGCCATCTATTTCATCAAAATTCGGTTCGTTTATACCTAAATGGCGATCCTCAACAGTGAATTTCAAGTCGAATAAATCGCCTAACTTTTCTTGAACATCTAACAATTCAACGGAGTTATCAATTTCATCTGCAGGGAAATAAAAAATGCGAACCGTACAAGACTTTTCAACTTGTGTTAAATAGCCCTCTCGCCTCACATTATCTAATTCCACTTTGAATGATGGCCTAGTAAAGCCCTCGTTCGCTGATTTACTTGAAACATCTATATCAAAATTCGATAGCAATTTCTTATTAATTGTCGTTTTAATTTGTTTAAAAGTAATCATAGTTTCGCCTTCTTCAACAGGTCATCAAGCCATTTTACTGTTTCAATTTCTACATCACCTGAGGCTTCAAATTCTCTCATGCCCTTGTCCAATGGTTTTTTACCTGGCACAAAATCACCTGTTTTATTGCCTTCGTGGTCTACCATCCAGTGGCCATCCTCCACCAAGTGTGCGTGAGGTGATGAATTATAAACACGTACAACTAATTCGCCGTGATAACCGACAAAGACTTTACCACGTTTCCACTTTTTGTGGTATGTTCCTGTCTTCTTTTTTACAAGACTGCGAGATTTTTTAGCCACAGTTGTTCTTGCTTTTGAGCCAATTTTACGCATCAATTTTGGGGCCTCATTTGGAAGACTTTTTGTTGCTGTATTATATAAATCTCTTTGAAAGTCAGTTAAACCGTTCATTTGAATGCTCACTTCAACACCTCCTGGACAAAGATTTCAAGCGTCTCATTCTTAAAATAAGGATTAAGAATATATTTGATTTCAAACTCATGACCCTTATAACCAATACGCATATCCTTTGTAATGTCTTTACTAGCGTTGTAACGAACAATGATTTTATGCGTGACATTCGTTAGTACTGTGTCAGCAACTTGTTTTTGTAGCGAGCCTGTTTGTGGAATGATCGCCGCCCATATTTTTTTAACAGGTAGAAATTTATAAATTGTTTCTTCTAATTCATTTTTTGCCTTTTGATTAGTGAAAATTTCAATTCTGTGTCTTAAATCTCCAGGATTCATAATGCTCACCTCAAAGTAAATTAATAGAGTGCATATCTAAAATAGATTGAACAACTTTATTTACATTGTTATCTTTCACTGTAAAGATACGGTTTTCATACATTTCATTCGCAAGCACAAATACAGCTATAGAAACATCTTCTTTTGTATCTAGTTGTTCATCCGATAACCCTGTATAGCCTTTTATATAAGCCTTTACAGCGGATAGAATAAGTGTAAAAGTTGAAAGGACTTCTGTATCCGTTTCATCTTCTCTCGCATATTTAGCCAGCTCACCTGGCGTAATTTCACTAACCTGCATCAGTTTTCACCTGCTTTTTTGTAACAACTTCCTCTACGTGGCCAGCCTGTAACAAGTCCTCTGCAGCTTCTTTAGACAACACTTTAACTTCATCTTTAGACATTGTGACGCTACCCGAAAAGCTTACAAGTGCTTTTACTTTCATCCTGTCACCTCCAATAAAAGAAGCGTAGAGTTTAGCCCCTACGCTGATTTCATAACTAATTTAGAGATTTTTTGTTCATTTTCAATCTTTGAATCAATTTCAATCCAACCAACAACACCAATTGCGTGTTGAGTAGCATACTTTTCGCGTAGAATTTCAATCGAAACATTCTCAGAAAGTTTTACTGCAAGGCCCGACATATCACCATAGTAAATTGCTGTTTTCCCTGCTTCCATTCCGGACATATTATCCGATGTATAAACATCTTTACCTAGTAAAGTATATCCCCAACGAGCTGTAGCATCTTTGTTTAATAGGTAGTTGCCTTGTCCATCTTTCAATTTTCGAATAGCTTTACGTGTAGTTTTATTCATAATCCAAATAGCATTGCCCTGGAAAGCGTCAGGTACTTCTTCTTGAACATCAATTAATTCATCTGCTGTTAATACTGTTGCGGCTGCTGCAGTTACAGATTGCTTAACCGTTGATAGGCCTGTAATTTTATTTTGTGTCCCATTTAATAATTGGTTTTCAATCCATTTTGCGATTGATTCAGCCATTTTCCCCACAACAAATGAAACAAGATCAAATTGAGAATTATTAACGAGTGACTTAGACACTTTACTTAATGCACCTGCTAAGAAACCTTTTAACTCAATTGATGTGAATTTTCCACTTGTAGATTCTAATTCCACAAATTCATCTGCATAAGCCATTTCAATTGTTCCTGCAGATTCATCATAATAAGGAATACTTAATGAACCACCGATATTATAGCGAGTTGCTAATTGATAAATCGGTGAAATATCATATACCTTTTGAATGATTTTGTTTGCAATACTGGAAGGAATTACGGCACCGTTTGCCCCTACAGTTAAATTAACATCTGCTCGTTCCTCCACTACCCCACGAATGTAATTTTCAAAAGCACGCGTTTCAGATTCTTCTAGAGTACGTTTTTCAGCTTGTTTAGCAGGTTCTTTTTTATCTAAAGAACGTGCTTCATCCAATGCAGCGATTGTTTTATCAAGCCCAGCGATTTCTTTTTTGACTTCATCAAAACGAGTTGATTCTTGGTCAGTTAGTGCGCGTGTTTCTTCTTTGGCACCCTTTAGTAAATTGTCCATTTCATCTAATAAGTTGTTGCGCTGCTCAACTAGTGATGGCATAGATCGCGTTTCAATAAATTTCTTAATACCTTTTTTCATGTTAGTTTCCACCTTTCAATTTTAAAAGCTCAATTTCTTTTTCATACAATGAGTAATCAATATCTTTTTTAGAACGTGTTTCTTCTGAGCGATTTTCAATTTCGGCTTTAAAATCTGCACCGCGAGTTTCAGAAATTGCTTGTTCCTCTCCGCGTGCTTCAATTGAAGTAGCAACATAAGCTGGCGTTTTATCTAAAATAGACACCTCTAATAGTTCGATGTCCTCTAATGTGCGTTTCTGAATGCCGTCTTCTCCGTCTTCCCATGATGGTTTGTTATCGACAAAGCCAAATGACCACCCTTTCAGCTTGCCGTCTTTCGCCTTTTGAATAATATCTTCATCAGATACATGAGCAATAGCACGTAAACCGATGTTATCCTCATAGAGTCGCAAATTGCCCTCTTGTAATGACCCAAGCTTACGGTTTTTGTCGTGATTGAATAATAAATCCACATTTTCAGCCTTATCCAAAGCTCTTTCGAACGTTTTGGCACGAATTTTTTCTTTAAATCGTCCTCTTGGTGAAGGTAAAACACGACTTTCACGCTCTACAGCATTTACATAGCCATCTAGCAACACTTGATTTTCTCTAATTTCAATCCTCAACTTCTTCACCTCCCTTCTCGGATACTTGGCCACCATCTGAAATATCAGCTGTTTTATTCGTGTTTGGTGTGTAAATCGTCCGTGTTTTTGGATCATACAAGACATCTTGCAAGCCTAACTTAATGAAATCTAACCCCAGCGGCGGCAGATCTTCTGAATAACGAACTTCATCTACTTGCATCCAACCATTTTTAACAGCAATTTCATAAGCTTTAAAACGTTTTTCAATATCACCTTTAACAAGCTCTTTCATATCGAAAGCAAAATAAAAAGACTGCTCTTTTTCCGATGGAAGAAGCAAGTCCTTGTTCAATGCCGTTTCAATTGCTCGAATAATCGGCAGTATGCAATTTTTAATAAAGTTTGTATGCACTTCTTCATTGGCTGATCCATCCAAAATGCTATCAGGTACTTTGAAAAGTTTATTTATTTCGCTTGAATTGGTCTTTTTGTTTTCATTCAGCTGCATTTCAACCGATGTGCTCGACGCCTCTTTGAAATCTAAGCCATTATTTAATACAACAATATTCTCTGTATTGTTCTTGTATAAATTGTTCCAGGCTGTTTTTAATTCCGTAATTGCATCCTTTGACAATCGGCCCAATGACTTTAAGAAACCTTTTTTATTACCGCCAGTCCTAACAAGCGAATCCTCATAAACTAGCGTATTGTACGCTACAGATAAAATTTTATTGTGATCCTTAATGATGCCATTACCTGTTACACCGTCTTTTGAATTTCGAGCGATCTTTATAAATTCAAATTCACGATAATTCACTCCATTAACGGAAATATCATAGCTTTTAAATATCGGATCAATACCAACTAGCACCGATACATTTCGATTTTCTACATAGTGAAGACTTTCGACATTGTTTCTTCTTCGGTTGATATATGCATACCCTGCACCCTCCAACAAGTAATCAGTTACTAGGGCCTTTTTAAATTGGAAGCCATCTAGCGTGTCGTGTGTCTCGTCATTAAGCAAAATAATTCGTCTATCTTCTTCCATTTCATCAACTTTACCGCTGGTTTCTTTGTGCAATTTGATAGGTAAAGTTGCAATAATGTCCGAAATCAAATCTACACAGGTGCCAACACTAGGTATACTTAGCGCTTCTTCCTTTGTTAAAACTGCACTTGTTAAACCTGCTTGCAGCAACAATTCATCCATTCCACTTTCACGAAACTCCTGAATACATCTATAATCACGCCATTCACGCCACTCTTTTATTAATCCCACAATCTCACCTCCTTATATGACTTGTGCGCCCCAATCAGAATCAGGATTAAAGATGACATCATGCTGCAGTAAATAGATCGCGTTGATTAGACTAACAACCATATCGACCTTACCAGTTGATTTTTTCTTATTAACGTAGATATTTTTGTTCGTGTCCTCAGTGACTTTTGCATTTTGAAAGTTTTCTTCTAGCAATTCATTTTCGGTATAGTGAAATTCTTTGTTCATAATCTTTTCTCTTAATAGCTTTGTAGCTGGATGTAACACGCTTGAATGCTGTTTTACTTCCACAGTAACTAGACCTTCCTTTTCTAGTTTTTGAGCAGTAGAAAGGCAGTTATAACGGTCATACGCTACGCCCATTACAATCACGTTGAATTTTTCTTCTACTTCCAAAATCATTTGTTCAATAAAACCATAATCAACAGTCATATCACCACAAGAAAAACATTTTCCTGTCTTAATGTGATCGTAGTAATTAATCTTTTCAACACGGTTTTTATCAGGGATACGCTCAGTTGGTACAAACGCGTAGGAATCCGAATAAATTTGCATGTCTTCCTCTGTCACCATCGAGAATGAACAGTTATCATTCGTCATGGCCAAGTCTAAACCTAGCCATACTTGACGGCCTGACCAATCAAAATTATCCATTTTACATTTCCGCAAGTCTTCAACATTTACATACGCTTCACCACTATTAGAAGGTAAAAAGTGATTCATGTGTTTACATAGGTATTCTTCGCGTTCTGAGGGCTTTTCTATGGCTGATTTACGGCTGTCTCGTATCTCGTTATAGTTTTCCTCAACTCTCAATGGATTCGCTTGTAATAGCCCTGTATCGTCCCATAAATGCTCGTCCTCAGCGTAATAAAGCAGTGCAAACATGCGATCATCTTCAATAAATCCATTAAAGACTTTCTTTGCATACGCCAATTCTTCCAGCATGATCGATTTATCCTCAGCGTAGGCTGTTGTTAATTTAAAGCGTAATGGATTTTTAACGTTTAATTGCCCTGATTTCATGGCGTTTATATTCTTGTAATCCTTAAATGCGCCCACTTCATCAGCAATAAAAGCAGATGGCCGGATTGAGTTGTTTCTATTCGCCTCTGCAGTACGTGCCTGGTAAAAACTATTCGTTAATGTGCAAACGATACGGCCACTCAATGTTTTGGGAATCACAAAGTATTTAGCTATGTTAGGGCTAGCCATGATAATTTGTGTCATAGCCTTTTTAACTTCACCTGCAAGCTCACGATCCAAACAAATAGAATAAAACTCCGAATAATCATCCTCTGTAAGCATTAAGATGATGATGATTAAAGCACAAATGAACGTCTTTGCATTCTTACGAGGAATGAACAACGTAATATCACGATACCTAAACTTTTCTTTATCGTTTTTAAAACGCCAACCGAATATATTGACAAGAAAAAAAGCCTGGAATCCTTCCAAGCCTTCTAAAATAGTTTTCCCTGCAACTCCTAAACCTGTTGCAAAATGAAGTAATTCCAATAGTCCATCGATCTTTTCTATTTCTTCCGTGTCGAAATAGTAATCAAAATCATCCTCATACTGCTTTTCTAAGTCTTTTAAAAACCAATTACATTGAATAATGACCTCTTTTGTTGTAATCTCCTTACCTTTTACAACTCTTTCAGCGTATTTTACCGCCTTTTCAAATATCATTTTTTACCACCACTCAATACTTTTAACAGTGGATCATCTTCTTCCACTCGAACTTGGAAATTAATATTACCTAGCTTTGCTCGGCTTTGTGGTGACAGGCTTAATTCATTACAGCAACGGAAAAACTCTTTTGAATACTTATCTTTAGCACTCAATAAGTTTCGATCTAAAAGCCGTTCAATATCCTTGTTAATGATTCGCTCAATTTGTTGTACTCGGTCAATGGCTACCGCACAGGTGCTTAAAATATAAATATCAAGGTTCCCTAGAATCCCACTCGCTTGTAATTCCTTCACAATGAAATTGAAAATTTTCTTTTGCCTTGCATTCAAATGAGTAGGAGGCAAGATTTCATCGGCAGCACCCTTTAATTTTTCTTCTGTTTGAGTACGAACAGCGATTTCTTCTTTCGTTAGATTCTTACTCATTGTTTTGACACTTTTAGACGGTCTAGCCAATTTCCTCACCTCCTTAAAATATTTGATATAATCACCTAAAAGGAGGTGATATAAATGAGTGGATACTATGATAATGCTACAATTTGTTTAAATGGTCATGTTTCTTCAAGTCGTTCATCTAACTATACAAAGCATTGTAAGACTTGCGGTGAAACTACAATTTCAAATTGTGAATCTTGTAACGCTTCAATTCAGGGTAAATATATTGTCCCTGGTGTCCTAGATTTAGCCAGTAAATATAAGAGACCCGCATATTGTCATAATTGCGGCTTGCAATATCCATGGACCTCAAGGGTAATAGAAAATGCTATTGAGTTACTTGCTCTTGATGAAGATTTACCCGATGACCATAAAGAAACTATTAAATTAGCTTTACCTGATTTATTAGTTGAAAAACCTTCTACACCAGTAGCTATCGCAAAATATAAGAAATATATTGATAAAACCCAATCATACATAAAAGATGGGCTTAAAAATATTCTTGTAGATGTAGTTAGTGAAACTGTAAAGAAATCTATTTGGGGTTAGGATTACCGCAATAAAGACAATAATTATCTTTTACTAAAATAATTTCATTACACCGAATACACTGTTTATGATTGCCGTCATTTAACTTAAAGTATTCGGTATATTTTTTTTGAAAATAGTAAAATAATTTTGATACCCAAAACATCAATTCGACCTCCTTAAAAATTTTCATTTAGGGAATTTTTTTTGAATAAATGGGGGCAGTCGGTGTACCGTAATTTCGATATTTTTAATCCAAAACCCCGGGGGTACTCTCACGAATTATATTTTTTAATTTATCTTTTGTTATTAAACCTTTCTCGGCAAGCTCATGATGATAACGACAAAGAGAGATTAGGTTGTCATCATCCAGTCTCTTATCCCATGCATCTGCTATAGGTTCTATATGATGTACCTCTAAGTCTATGAAGTTATATTGTATCTGTGTATTGTGTAGGTTACGTAAGCACACCTGGCATAGATGTTTGTCACGGTCAGCTATGTATGCACGCTTACTCTTCCATGCTCTGGACCACCTGAATCTATCAATGTATGTAGTCTTCTTTGTAGCTGCTGGCTTAGATGGACACCGTTGCCCATGCTTATGTATGCCACCACAATATGCACAACTCTTTAGCATCGTGTCACACCCTTTCATATGCATAATAAAAAGCCTACATCTGAATAGACGTAGACCTTTTATTCATAATTATAGCGATTGCCACCATTCTCCTACATTTTCGCTTTTTCTTTGTTCTTGTAAATATTTAATTCGGTTATTAATAGATTGTGCTTGTTCAATTAATTTAATATACTCATTATTAATTTTATAAAGTTCTTCTGTAAAAGTAATACCGTAAGCATATTTTAATCTACGTTGACCATCATAATTCCAGCCTCCGGAATAATCTCTTGTATATATAGCAGAAGCATCTACAATCTTGTATTTGATTAAAATTTTCCCTAGTTCACCTAACATTATTCTTATTGCATTTTCCTGTTTTTCTAGCAATCTATTGTTTTGCGGGTAATACAGTGAACTATCTTCTTTTTCATGCCACCAAATATTTTCTTTTTCCATATATTCACTGACAAGTTCGGAGCTTCTTTCTATGAGTTTTTCTATTTCTCTTTTAAGTTCCTTGGCTTTTTCATCACCCAATGCAGCAAATTTTTCTCCATCTTTTTTTACAGTGGATAAAGTTGTTTCGTCAAACCACCTGATTGTAAATTTCGTAAGCTCGTCGAGAAAACACTCTTTTTTTATTTCCATATCTCCTATTAATTTTGCCTTCTCATTTACTTTCTGTGCAATTTGTAGATCATAATCCATATCTCGCCACTCCCTATAAAATATTTGTTAAATTCACAATAACACAAACATTCGTTCTAAGGGAATATTATACATTAAATATTTACAAAATAACAAAAGACCGTACTACTTGTAAGGCAATTTTGTTAACGCATTTCCGTGCGCTTTTTGATACTACTATCATATAACGGATTTTCAATAGATTCAGCCACTACATGGTAAGGTACTATTTTAATACATTACTTAGATGATACTTTTTCAGCATATTGCATCATACGCATAATGTTAGCGTGTTTCATCTTAATATAGTTTGTGCTGTAATTTAATTCACTAGCAATTGTTTCAAGTGTCTTACCTTCCACATGCTTACGATAAAGTATTTTATATTCAAGCCCTTCGAATGTGCTAATAAGGTTTTTCAAATCATAAAGATCATTTAATTTATGAGCCAATTCATATTCGATTGCTTCGATTTTTACTTCTACATTTGCACCCAATGATTCAGCTTCTAGCTTGTACTTACCTAAATCATTTACATTTTCCCAACGTGATAATTCACGCTTTGTTTTATCGAGATTGTATTCAAGGTAAGTAATTTGTTCTTCAAGCTTTCGATAATCCTTCAACCATTCGTACATGTGCAGCACCTACCTTATTAATTTGGTTACAAATATAGATACAAGCAGTTACAGGATGTTTGTAACCCTAAAAACATTGATATATCAACGCTTCAAACTCTCTGGTTACAGATATACAGATTTTTAAGCGTTTTTTCTTTATATATTTTTCTATTTCTTTCTTTTTTTCTTTTATTTATTTTTTATATACTTATATCTATTATTTATCTGTAACAAAAAAATAAATATATATATAAATATATATATATTAAGGGTTTGTAGAGGTTACAGATGTATTTTTTTATCTGTAACCATTCTTCATATGAATATCATTCTAAACCCTTGATAAAATAGGCTTTTAAGATGGTTACAGTTATATACCTTCATCTGTTGCCTCATCCGTAACCTTTTTATAAACTCGTACGGAATTGCCCATAACTTTTACAACCCTTGATTCCCAACCTTCCTTCTTCATACGACGACCGAACTCGGTACTTCCAGCGGGTTTATGCCCCTCATCTTCACAGTAAGCCACGTACATTGCGTAGACATCCCTGGTTCTTTTATCTTCAATTTCATCACTATAATAATGCAAGAATGAAAGAGCACTATCGGATTGAATAAAGTATTCAATGGTTTGCTGTTCAATTGTGGCTGAATCAGATAGTTTGTTTCCGTTCTGGCGTATTCTCTTAATTCCTTCGAGTGCTAGCTTTAATATGTAAGACTTAGCTGTATCACTCGAAAGTTTTTCATCTAAATTTTCATCAATAACTTTAACCTCAGCATCACAAGGAATCACAACTAAACGCCGACCAATACCACCCGATTTATCTTTGAATTGTGGCATTTTGTTACATGTAAAAATAAGTGTTGCCTTTGAACGTATGGTAATTGGGCTTGAATAGATTGGTCGCAACATAACTGGATCACCAGATGCAAGTGTTTTGAAATTGGCCGACTTGTCCAGGTATGAAGCATCAATATCATCGGCGATGTTCATTAATTTACCGGACATGCCGTATACGGCTGTATCATCATCAAATTTATCTAAAGGCACGTTTGTCTCAAGACCGTTGGTAAATGCAGTTAACATTTTTAATAACGTTGACTTACCATTGTTCCCTTTTTCCGACTTGTAAAAGAATACTTTGTGTGGAAAGCCTTTGGTCATTAAAATATGGCCAAACATTTCTTCAATCACGTATCTTAAATCTTTTCGATTACAAGTGAAGAAATCTAAGAAAGCATCAACATGTTCGTCATAAGCTTCTTCATCGTATTGAACATCTAAATAATACGGTGTAAAGCCTGCATCGATTATTATTGGATCACCATCATCGATAATCACACCGTTAGGCAGCTGAATAACAAAATCGTTATCCTCTACAACATTAGATTTAATTTTAAATAGTTCAAGTAGCTGCTTATGTTGAGCTGGCTTTAATTTAATATTCTTGTCTATTTCACGCAGTAGTTTGTTGGAATCGCTAATGTAACGGTCCAGCTGCTTAAAATAAATTTGATTGTTGTAATAATGAAGATCCAAACGTTTAGCCAATACTTCACTAGTCATGACCATGTCTTTTGGATTTAGCCATTGTTGTGAACTAGGTGCTGGCTTTTTATCTAACACTGACTTGATAGTATTATTAAGCTCGTCATCGTCCATTGCTTCAGCAAATACTTTGGTATTGATAAAGGTTGCAAGTACCTGCAGCGTTTCGTTGTCGATCATATCGGTGCCATACTGTTCTAGCGTTGTGAGCAAATGACTATATATTGCACTATTGCGCCCTTGCCCTTCTTTAATGCCTAGTAAATTATGTTTTAATTTAGAAGGATACAAGAGCAAAGGAAGCTCTGGTAATGTACTCACATCTTCAAGATAATGAGCATTTTCCATTGGTCGAAGTTTGCCATTTTGCTTAATCGTAGCTTGTGAGCGCGTGCCTGTTTTATAATCGACCTTTAATCCGGCCACCGTTGTTTTATCTGTATAGTTTTTGATTGGTGTGGTCATTCCCTCAGCCTTTGGACGTTTATACCAAAGGTGAAACCCTCGATTTGTTTCAACACGTAATGATGGATATACAGAATAGATATATTCAGCTGCATCTGAGCGTGTATCAAAATCCACAACCACTATATCTTTTGTTAATATGACACCAGCACCTTTATAATTTTTGTGGTCCGTAGAAAATATGTCGAATGAGTGTTTCGGCTTCTTTTCTTCTAGCTCGATATAGCGCAATGGCTTTATTGTAGACTTCAAACCGTAGCACCTCCTTTCTTTTCCATTTAAAACTTTCATTTAAGTTACAACTCTATTAAAATAAATTTATTACAATATTTTTTAGAGGTGAAATAGATTGGAAAAAAATCCAGAATTACAATGTGGACTTATTATGCCTATTGCTCCTATGTTCGACTATACTGCGGAACATTGGTTAGAAGTTAAAAGCATCATTACACAAGCAGTATCACAAGTTGCTGATTTTAAATTTAAAACAGATATTGTAAGCAACTCTGATGGAGAAATTGACGTTATTCATAAACGTATTGTCCAGAACCTTTACAATGCAGATATTGTTATTTGTGATATAAGTGGCAGAAATCCTAATGTACTTTTCGAATTAGGTATGAGACTAACATTTGATAAGCCCACAATTATTATAAAAGATGATAAAACTGATTTTATTTTCGATACTGGCCTCATTGAACATTTAACTTACCCAAGAGATTTACGATTTAATCGAATTGTAAAATTTCAGGCTGAGTTAGCTAATGCAGTTATTCAAACTTATAAAAAGTCTAAAAATGATCCGACTTACTCTACATTCCTAGGGAATTTTGGGGAATTCAAAGTACCAGCATTAAATCAAACACCTGTTTCTGATGTACAACAGTTAATACTAGATGAGATTTCAAGTATTCGACGAGAAGTGAATAGCTTGAAAACGAATTCTCCCAAACGAGTTTCTAATGATGACAAACATCTAAAAATGAAAATGAGAGAAGCAGTACAAATCTACGCTGATTTTAATGACTTAGATGATGAGCCAATAGAGATTATAAGTAGACGTTCATTCAACGAACATCTTAACAATTTCGGAATAGTACCAACCATTGAAAATATGGAATATATTTTAAACTTAATAACTAATTACAAGGAATCTATTATTAAAAACACAAGAGTTAATAATTATTAATTAAACAGGGCAATTCACAGGACTTTTGAAGCCCTTCGAATTGCTCTTTCTATTTAAGAAATCACTCTCTACGCCTCATGCTCCGTTTCAAGATCATCAATACTCATTTGTTGAGGTTGTATTAATAAAGAAATATTCGTACCAGCTGCAGGATAAATAGCGTTTACTCGGTCTACATCCTCTGTTGCTACATTAAATTTGAGCACAGTCTTTTTATTGTCACGTTGTAAGTTCACAAATTCAGCTTGAATCGGCTCATAGGGCCCCTCATCATCAGAAATTGTTAAAATGGTCATTTTACCTGTTAATCTTAATAAATCAGCAGCATGTTTCGTTTCATCTGTTAAGATATGAAACATTAAAACTTCTTTTTTATCGTCCTTTTGCATTTTCTTAAAAAGCACATTAATTTGAATGTCTTTTGTTTGTACTGTTTCTGTTGTCATTTGAAACACGCTCCTATACAAATAATTGTTTTTGAATCATTTTTACGTACCAATTCAAATCGATTTTTCGTTTCTCAAAATCCTTCAAATCACCATTCCACACAATAACTTGCTCTGGACTATTAGAAACCTTTTGGTATTTTTCATCACGCACTTTATAAGCACCACCACGCTTTGGGTCATTCGTTGCAAAGATCCTAATTACTTTCTGCAGCTGTTTCATTTTCATTTGGCCATCCTCAAATACCTCACAAGTCAAACCCTCGAATTTCCCTTGTTTAGCCACCAATTGAAAAGCAGATAAATCTTTCTTAAACATATTAATGACCGTTTTTTGAATGGGTATATCATGCATGTAGTAATTGACCAGGGCTGTATCGATAATTGATAAGCTATTCCGTTCCCAGGTACCACCTTCAAAGTTTTTCATGATTCCTTTTGCTACGATTTTCCCATCAGAATAGCGTACACAATAATTATTGGCATCACGTTGAGCGATTTTATTAATCTCGTTTACTTTGAAAGTTATTTCATAGTGTTTACTAAATCGATTAATGATCTCATCGATAATCGGTCGGAATGACTTGTCCTCATATTTAACAATTAAGCCGTCTGTATTTGATTGAATGAGCTCTATGAAAGGCTCTAATAATACAATCAAATGCGTAAGAATTAATTGGCCATTTACTACGATATTGTTAAATTGTTGCGGATCAAATAGCGCATTGAACTCTGACTTGCAAGCACCAACTGCAGCATTAAGTAATATCTTATATATTTCCTCTTTTGATTCCCCTGCAGCTTGATACTTTAATCGTTCCTGGTATATCTTTTCGTATCTTTCAGGCATCTTTGCAGCTCTACTTATAAAGCCGTTATTGATCTTTAACGTTGGAAAATAAGACTTCGCATCGATGTGAAGAAAATGCCCTTCTCCTAAATAATTTTCTTTAGCTGCATGCAAACCACCGAAGCCATACGTATGAATTAATCCAGCAAGCTTGTATTCAAATTGTCGTTTCTCTAAATCCGTTACGGATCCACCTTCTAAATAGGACATATGGATATTGTTATAAAAATCTACAACCGATTTTGGCAATTCATTTATTTTTAGTCGCTTGTCATAGCTGAGCTTTAATCGATCTCGCTTATGGCTCTTAATTTTGAATGCTTTCAATACTGAAGATGCTAAATTTGCACGTGTCTTTTTCACATCAGATGGATGTAATTTGAAAGTCTCAATAATTTCAAATTTAGAGGTGAAATAATCTTCACGTTTTTGAAAAGCTTCTCCGGTTGCTCTTACATCGTTTTCACAGTAATTAAAAACCGTTTCAACTTCCTCTGGTGACAATGCTTCTTGTTGGAAATCTACTGGTGTTTCAATTATGTTCATACCTAAGTTGGCCATTGCTTCTTTTAATGAAAGTCCTTTATTTATAAGCTCTTGCTTCACGTCCAGGGTAAGAAAACCACAACTTACTTTCCGTCTAAAAGTACTGTCTATAATTTGTTTACTAATTTCATAAGGATTCTGGTCCGTTAATATCGCCCATAAAATGATGTCGTCATAGTGATAGTTATTGAAGCCAACAAGAATATCTTTTGAAGAAAGAGCGCTTTGTAGGCGCTCTTTATCGTTGTGTATGCGTATGATTCTATTGTTGGCCAGATTTAGGATGACGCACATCCAATCGTTAGGGAAAACCTCAAAATCATACACTTTGAACATATTAGAATGGCTCCGGTTGACTTAATGAAAAGTTAACAAATGTACCATTTTTAGATTTAGAATGCTTAATATCCATTTCACATTGGGTACCTAGTGCTTCTTTAAATGCATTGACTAAATCTGTCTCAGGTGAACCGAATACAGATGGATCCAATTCAATATCAAGCGCCGATGCACATTTCATCGTTTGTTTTAATGCACGCTCCATCATTTTTTCGGTGAAGAAGATCATTCCAAAATGTTTACGATTTTCATAACCTTCATTTAAAATTTCAAGGTCTAGTTGTAACCATTCTGTACCTTTATCATTTACACGCCATTGTACCTCTGAAAGTACAACATCATAACCACCTTCCGGTAATGCCTCATAATCATCTACCGGTGATGTTTTAGGATCAAATCCCTCTGCTAATAATTTTTGAGCCATAGCTGCTAAGTTACTCATATTCTTTGTCTCCTTTGGTAATAGTGATAATAATTTTTTACATTGTTCTTTATCAAACATACCGATATGTGCCATTTCTCGTGTTAATCCCATCATATCGGCTAACTGTTCATAAGCTTTTGAACGACTTACTTTTCCAAACTTCCACCGTACATCAAATCGTGCATGACACAATTTACGTAGTTCTCTCAATTCAGCGTTTGCCATTGTGCCAAGTGGTGTTTTACCCCGCCCATGCGTACCTACCCTAGCATCACATGGTCTACATACATATAAGTTGGTACGATAATTCGTACCATAAAAATCCTTTGAACTGATAAACTCAGCCGGTTCATGACAATATGGACAAATCATTTAGTGCGTGGAGCTCTTGGTGCTCTTGGTGCACCTGGTTTTGCTGTACGCGGTGCTTTTACAGTTGTATTTGGTTCATTAGCTGGCGGTGGGTTGTCCTTCACGTATTCTTCAATGTTAGGATCAACACTATTTGATTCATTTTCTTCTGATGAAACAACATCCTTATCTTTTTCAGTTACTACAGTAGCAATAGAACCATCTTCTAGTTCAACCGACACTTCTTCAGCAATTTCGGTTAATGTTTTCTTTTCTTCTACAGGCTCAGCTAGCTCCTCAACCTTACTCTCTGTTTGCGGTACTGCAGCAGAACCTTTATCGAAAGCACCAATTACAGAATCTAAGATTTTTAAGATACGCTCGTCCTCAATCCAATCACGTTGATAATTTTTACGGCGATCCACTACGCGGCGAAGATATTTTTTACCGATTTTTTGACACATGATGTTTAGGTCACAGTTGCCATTTACTACGTTTAAATCTTTATCCCCTAAAGATGGAATTGGCTTTTCAATAGTACCTTCAAGCTTTGTTGCATAGCGTGAGATATAAATAACATTCATCGGCAAGGCTTTAAGACGTACCACAATAGAAGTAATGAAGGTTTTACGTAAGCCCCATCCTTTTCCGTATGGAACATCCCCAACATAATCAACACCATTTTCTTCACAGATGGCTTGTTCAATTAGTGTGATTAAGTCATCGACTACATCGATAACAACAGTTTCAAAGCCGTGACCGCCTTTTTCAAGGTCCTTAATGAGTCCTAACATTTGTTCAACTACAGATACCTTAATTTCCCCAGTCTTTGGATCGCGCTCATTTTTCAAGTCTACTGACGGTGTTTCAATTTGTGCTGCGTTACCATCTGTATTAAAAATAACTGGATTAGGATATTCACTCGCAAGATACGATTTCCCATTCATTGTTGGTCCCCAGATGAAATAATTACGTGGTGTTTCAATAGTTTTCTTTGGTTTATTTGGTGGTAGTGCCATGGCTATTTAGCCTCCTTCTTAGGTTTGATTAGTACATATCCAGCACGATTGCTTGTTTTTTCTTCGATGATTTTTTTCGCAATGCGTGGATGCGCTTCTTTAAAAGCCGCAATATCAATTACTTCTTTTGTAGAAGTCGTTGGTAATACTGCTGTAATAGTTAGCCTGTCTGTTTCAAAAGATTTCACTTTTTGATCTATCATAAGTCCATAAAGTTTTTGTTTCATATCCTTGTATTCAGCCTCTAGACTTTTAAGATTAAAAATTTCGTTTTCTAATCTCTCTACCTGTTGCGCTACAATAGCAATCTCATTTTGTTCTTTTAAGGTAATAGAATAAAATTCAGCCTCTGTCATTTCATGATGTTGTTTCAATGCCTCACAACGTTTCCAGAACAACTCAATGGTTTGTAAAATCTCATTTATTTGCGACTCGTCACGATGGACCACTTCAATTTTCAAACGCTCTGGATCAAATTCAGCATCAAAGTTTTCTGGACGTTCATAGAGTGCTAACCAAGCTGCAGGTAAATTAAATTCATTCATATACAGTTGCATTTGAACTTTATAAACATCCATCGTTGGCTTTTTACCATGTGTTTTAATTTCAAGTAATAATGATTCGTCATAATCAGCGCCGTCACAGTTACCACGGATACGACTCTCTTTATTAATAACTGTATCCGGTCGAAAGTTTGTTTCGTTGATTACATTAATGTAGTCGCGAATTTGCGGCTCCATTGTTTGGCCATATACTGTGTATTCATTTCCTTCAAACACGGTTGGTACTATGCCAGTCTTTTCTTTCGCAAGCTCAAATTGTGATTTGTATTTGCTTAGACCTAAAATTATTGGAACATCCGAACCGCCTACAAAAATTCGGCGGTTTTCAGTGACGTTTTTATCATCTGTTTGGAACATTTATTTTTCCCCCTCCATATACTTCACAAATAATTCGTCTGTGAAGTCCTTCTTTGTTTTTAAGGCTCCGTATATTAATTCCTCAATCGTATCTTTGGTAATGAAATGATAGACTGTAACTTTTTTATCCTGGCCATTTCGATATGCTCGACCTAATGACTGCTCGTAATCTTGCAAGCTATAAGTTGGCGTGTAGAAAATAACAAGGTTCGCATACTGTAATTCAATCCCTGCAGCACCAGCCTGATATTGAACAAGCGTTACACTTCCCTTTAACTTGGACCATCGATTGCGTGCTGGTAACTCTGATTTTTGACCACTAACCTCAAACACTTTTTTCTTCAACTTTGCCATTAATGAAAGTAATGCTTCTTTTTCAGCCTTGAAATTATAGAAAATAATAATGTTTTCATTGGTACCCTCTGCGAGCATTTCGATATATTCAAGCTTGTTCTTTTGATTGGCGTAGAATCGCAATCCTTGCGCTAGTTTTGGATAAGTATCAAAGACAACCTTCTCACCATCTATCTCTAAAATGCGGTCTTTCTTTAGCTTCAAATACTCCGTGGATCGCTTGAAAAATACATCTTCCACAATCATTGGTGGAAGGTCCAGACAATCATCTTTGGAAAGCTTCACACTAAATGATTGGTACATTTGCTTGAGCTTATTTTCACGTGTCCATCCAACAACCTTATTCACTCGCCTTTTACCAAGATATAAGGTGTCGAATACGCCAAATTCACGTTCAAATTGTGTTTTACTTTGAGCCAAATTAAACATGATAAAATAATTAATCGTATCTACCCATCCATTACTTGATGGTGTGGCGGATAAAAGAAGAAAATACGTACTTGCTTTAACTAAGTTTTTAGCAGCCTTACCACGCTGTGATGTGGATGTTTTTACATAGTGGCATTCATCGAAAATAACGAACCAACCTTTATAATTCTTCCAATCACTAGCAATCTTGCCGTAACTTAATAGGTCATAATTTATTTCAATACCGTAATAATTAACAACCGTTTGAATATCTCTATCCCATCCACCTTCTTTAATTTTTTGTGGTGGTGCCACAATCAAAAGAGGTTCACCGTTGTTATGAAGCAAATAATGATGAATAGATAAGATTGTTTTACCGGTACCTGTATCAAGTGCATAGAGCCAATTAGGTTTAGCAGCTTTTAATACTTCCTTTTGATACTCATATAACATGGAATCGGTCAAGATTAATTCGGACATCTTCGACACTGTATGCGACAAATGCTATACCTCCTGCAGCTTGAATTTTTTCGATATTGTATTTTTGGAGCTCACTCACAACGCCACCTGGTCGTTTCACTTCAATTCCAATAAACTTTCCATTGATACAAGCCAGGATGTCAGGTACTCCCGACTTTTGAAACATGTCACCGTGTACTTTCATCCACCAATAACCTTGCGAGTCGAGCCATTTCTTTATTTGATTTTCAATTGTTTTTTCGAGTGGTTTTCTCGTCATACTAGGAAACAACCTCCCGATTTGATATACTGATTTCAGATATTTATTTTGACTAGAGCCTAAACCGTTGCACCGGTAATAGGCTCTTATTTTTTGGCCATCACTATAGTTCCTCGTTGCCATTCGGTCACAAATTCATGAAACTCCCAACCTTGGTTTACTAGATTGTTAGCTACAAAATAATCGCCCAGGACTTCTAAAAGACAATCGTTCATGTTTTTCACCTACTTTCAAGCTGTTAAAGATAATTCTTGAATATCAGCAAAACACACATATTTATCGCGCTTATTACCGACATCAATATAAATACCTCTCGAAGTGATACGTGTTAATTCACCATGCCAACATCCTCCGCTGTCACCTTTAGAGTTCCAACTACAACGTACATGATCACCAACGAAAATTTTGTCGCTACCAGCGCTTTGGACATGAAATTCACCTGTGTATTTATTCATTCATCTTCACCTACCGAATTAATTTAATTGCACGATCAATTGTCTCGAGCACATTTGGATTTTTAGCACCTGCAGCCATCTTTTTCAGCGAAGCAACAACCTCATCTTTCTCTGTATTTGGTTGATATTTTTGTAGAATGATTTGATCCTTATCGATAAATATTTCCAATGCATCTTTTACATCAATACCTAGTGTGCGACGTAGCTCAATTGGAAGAACTACACGTCCTAAATCATCGACTTTACGAACAATACCTGTTGATTTCATTTGATTTCTTCCTCCTTATATTTCCTTTCTGTTAAACTATTGGTAGAAAGGATGGTGATTGAAATGTTTGAAATTAAAAATCCTAGTAAGAAAATAAAGTCCATTTTAGAAGAATTAGGACATAACTATGAAATTAAAGTGATTGACGCTGAACAGTGTATTTACCGTAACTTACAGAATGGCTATGATATTGAAGTTAGCGGACTCAACAATCAAAAGCAGTCGATTGAAGCTAACATTTACGTATGGGACTGTAATAAAGGCTCCAGAATTGTTGATAGAGTTCAAAACGTAACATCACTAGATGAGTTAAAAGAAAAATTAGAAGAATTAAGTATCAAGTATTCTTAATTCGATACGTTTTTAATAACAAAATTAGCTCTTGGCGTGTTAAGCTCTTACACTCTATTAATTTCTCAGCTTCTGCCAAGAGCTCTTTGTCAATGACTTCAATCCTGCGATACAATGTTTCCTGTTTTTCGTGGTTGTCCTCCACACTACTCACCCCAATCCACTGTGAAGCCAGTTACGCCATTGTTATTAAAAATTGTATAGCCAGCTTTCTTTAACTCTGCTGAAAAAACTCCTAGCATACGTGGTTCGTCACCTTGATAAATGTAAGCAAATTTACAGCTACCTTGTTCTGCTTTTGATTCAATGCCTTTAACTAAGTCTGTGAAATATTCGCTTGCTAACGCATCCTTCTTGAATTTTTCAATTGCTTCATTTGAAACTTTTTTCATTTCATCTGCAGGTTGAAGCTTCATCCTTTTTCACCTCCTTTCAATGCCTGGTAAACCTTCTGAGCATAAGCAACTTGTTGCTTAATGTATGGATCTGTTTCTTTCCCACCACTTGCGAGCCAGTCACCTATGCGCTGTTTGACATCAGATAGAACGCTTAACGGTAGTTCACAAGCAATCTGGTTCAGTTCATACAGTGGCGCAAAACTCTTTAATGTTTCACCAACTAATGCAACTGGCACCGGTTTAATGTTCATTTAGTTCACCACCTAACCATGAATCAATATCATCTAAATCGAAAAGTAAAACTCTTGGCGCTGGACGATTAAATGGAATACTATCAGTGCGCATTAAACCGTAAATTGTTGATTGTCCAATTGGACAATTGATAGATTCTAAGTAATCAACTAATGCTTGGACACCTCTAACTTTTCTCATTTCAAAATTCCCTTCCTACATACTCTTAAATATCTAAGATCTTACGAATGTGCTTTATATGCTCTTGTGCTTTTGGACCATCTTTACGTCCGCGAATTATGTCTGATAGATAAGCGTTTGAAATGCCGACCATTTCAGCCAATTCCTTTTGTCTCATCTTCTTTTTGAATAGTTCTGATCTAACTTGTGCTCCTAAATCTTCTGGCATAATGACACCTCATTTCTTTGAAAATTCATACCGTCATTGGCTCGGTACCACAGCGCTTTACTTATTTGGAAAAAATTAAGCTAATTTATTAGCTAATTGTATTGACTATTTTTAGTCTTTAATATAGAATACAGACATAGCTAAATAAGACTTATGAAAGCCTTTGAACTCAACACTTTAACCGTTCCCCAACGAAATAAACGTGTTTTTATAGGTTGTCTTTTATATTGCTTTTAGCTAATAACTTAGCTTATGAACACAGTATATTAGCTTTAGAACTAAAAGTCAATTTGTTTTTAGTTAAAAGATTAATTTATTGTGCTTGTAAGTCATGAGGATGGTTGATATGACTACATTTGATAGATTAAAAAAACTTTGCGAAGAACAGAAAATTTCTATTGTTGAATTAGAAGAAAAACTATATTTTGGCAGGAATTCTCTCTATGGTTGGAAAAAGAAAGTTCCAAATGGCGCTAACTTAGAGAAAGTAGCAGATTATTTCGATGTATCCGTAGACTACCTACTTGGTCGTACAGATAAAAAACGATACTTTGATCTAACTGAAAAAGATGAACAAGATATACAATTAGAACTTCAAAAAATGATTGCTGGTTTATCTGAAAGTGGCCATGCGGCATTTGACGGTAGAACTCTTGACGAATTAAGTGAAGAAGAGATTGAAGATAGAGAATTGTTATTATCAAGTTTAGAAAATTCGCTGAGACTTGCTAAACGTGTAGCAAAACAGAAATTCACCCCTAAAAAATATAGAGATTAATGGGAGTGTAGGATGCGATGTCAATAAAGTCAATTGTTAATCAGTTAGTTAAAAAACACGGTACAAATGATCCTTTCAAAATAGCAAAAAACATGGGAATACTAATTGTATTTGAACCGTTAGGTAATGCCTTAGGATATTACAGCAAGCATTTCAGAGTACCTATTATTCATATCAATCAAGATGCAGATAAAACTTCTCAGTTTTTTATTTGTGGCCATGAATTAGGGCATGCTATTCAACATCCAGATACAAATACTTCTTTTTTGAAAAAACATACTCTTTTTTCTACAGATAAATTAGAAATAGAAGCTAATACATTTGCAGTTGAATTGCTATTGCCTGACGATCTGTTTTTGGAGCAAAATAATTATTCATGTTTTACCATCTATGATGCAATTAAAGAAAAAGGTGTTCCGGTCGAACTATTATCTTTAAAAAACGTAGATGGTAAAAAAATTTAACTTTAAACAGAACATTTATTCTCATCAAAGGTGGTGATGCACAAATTTTCACCGTTCAGCTTATAAGAGAGGAGAATTACCAATGGCAAGTTATAGAGAGTTAGAACCTGCAAAGAATGGCAAACCACGTATCAAAATAACAGTTGAACTTGGATACGATGAAGAGACAGGTAAACGTATTAGAAAATATAAAACAGTAACATTAAATAGTCTTTCAGATCGTGCTATTAAAAAAGCCATTACAGAATATGAAATTGAAGTATCAAAATTGGATGTTATACAGATAACAGAAAGCATTACATTTATGGAGTTCCGTAATCGATGGTTAGACAATTATGTGAGACTTGATCTATCTCCTGCTACTAAATCACATTATGTACGTATTTTAAACACTGGAACATTTGATATGTTTGATAGTATGAAGATGAAAAAAATAAAGAAATTCCACATTGTCGAATATTTTTCCGAAGAAAAGAAAGAAGGACGTAAAAATTTAAGTAACAAATTTAGCATTTTAAAAAGTATCTTTGCAAAGGCAATTGAGTGGGAAATCATTAATGAAAATCCAATGAACGGAATAAAAGCTCCACATGTAGAACCTCGTCAAAGAGAGTTAGAGTTTTATGATTCTGAACATTTATCTCAAATGTTAGAAGCCATAAATAGTTTAAACCTTAAATATCGAGTAATTTATAAATTAGCTTGCTTAGTTGGTTTAAGGGAATCTGAAATAGCAGCTCTTAGACTAGAGAAAATTAACTTCGTTAATAACACTATATTAATCGATCAAGCTTTGAAATATGATACTGAGGAAAAATCAGAATTGATTTTAGGGCCAACTAAAAATAAAAAATCACGTATTGTAAATGTCCCTCAAAAGTTCATGGACGAAATTAAAGAACAAGTGAATGATCAAAAAAAATTAAAAATTAGATCAGGCAACGCATGGAAACCTATGAAGGATGATGATGGTAAAGACATCGATTTTTTAGTTACGTCACAACGTTTTTTAGGATACCCTATTGTACCTTCAGCAATAAGTAATACCTGGAGACGCCATTCGAAAAAACTTGAACTACCAAAGATAAATTTCCACGCTTTAAGACACTCTTGTGCATCTTACTTATTAAGTAATGACGCCAATTTTAAAATTATACAAGAGCAATTAGGTCATAGTGATGTTGGATTGACTATGAACACATATAGTCATTTGACTAAAGAAGATAAAAAAACTGCAATTGATTTATTTAATAAGATATTGTAA